AACGTGCAATACCCAACAAGTCACTCTTAGCGACAGGTGGAATTACCAAAGAACGACCCGTCATAGGTACGTCATTGTTGTCCAAAACAAGCATAAACTTACGGATACCAGCATCAGTCATGTCAGCAGCAGAACTACCGCCATCACCGCCTAACTGAGTACCGCCATTTAAGGCAGGAACTAGACCAAAAAGATCAGCGTCTACTTGAGTAGCTAGGGCATAACCTGCGTCATCAGTGTAGAACCTACGTAGAGAGGACAATGCTTGCTTCTCTACAATGTCTTCAATCAAAGTTGAATATTCGTAGTGCTTGTTGATTAGAACTTGAATGTCTGCGGTTGCAGGAGAGTTAAGCACTACTTGGGTGCTTGCCGCTTTTGCGTTTGCAGCGCCACGACTAGGAGAAGGAATGTGAATTGAATCACCTTTCTTACCTACGTGACTCATACGAGTTACTAGATTAGCTAGTACAAGATTCTTCTTGTATCCAGCGATTACTTCATCCGACCATAATTCGGGGATAAAGGCGGCTGCTGTTGAGCCTGTTACGTGATTAGTACCTAATGCCATGTGAATTAACTCCAGTGTTAATTATAATATTATTTAACGCGTCCTTCTGCGTATGCCCGATAGATTTCATCTCCGAGAGATTCATAACGTGAAGGATCACTATTTTTTAAACGTATGAGGTCAGCCCTACGGTAAATTTTCTTACCTCCAACAGAGTCCCCAGACGACCTACTCTCCGCTTTACCTGCCGTTAGAGCCCTTGCTTTCGATTGTCCTTGAGCAGTTTTAACTTCTTGAGTCTTGGAGATCATTGCACGTTCCTTCCATGTACTAAGTAGTTCATCGGCTGCCTCAAAGTCGTAAGCATTGGCATCTTGAAACAGACGCTGGCGAATCTTACTCTGGGAAATCCATTCCTGAAACTCAGGTGACGCTACGGTCTGTTGAGCCTCTGGATGTTTTGAAGCAATCGCTTGTACAGCCGCGTCATTGCGACTCTTTGTATTGATTGCTTCTGCTTCCTTTATCTTAGGATGGTTGTCTATTTCTCTTCGGATTGCCGCTTGAGGGTCTTCGTAGAAATCAGGTACTTCATCTGCGGATGTAGGATTATTTTGTTGATTGGCCTGTATTTGAGTTTTAAGAAATTCATCTGAAAGTTTACGTAATTCACCGATTTCTTGCCCCTTCCTACCTAACTCTTTTTCGAGTTCTGAATAGGAGTTGACAACTTCTTCGATGGATTTGCCTTGAAACTTACTAGGCATTTCATAAGCTGTTTCCAGTTCCTGTTCTCCTGTGTCCCCTTGTTCAAGGGAGGAAAAATCTTCAGTTACGGTTTCTTGTGAATCCTCAATAGGATCAACTACAATGTTGTTTACCATAGTGGTACTCTCCGTCTATCAAATAGATTATGGAGTTAATAAAAATGACACAGGCCCTATGTAATAGAGTTGTCCGTGTCGATGAGTTTTGTCTGTTCCTCTAACGTGATCAGCATATTGAGGATAGACAGTTGCCCTTGTACTTCGTATAGGGACTTTTCATCTTTAATGGTTGATACTTGATTTAAAGATTCAGACATAACTACAAGTTCCTTTATTAGGTCTTGCCAGCCATCTGTCTCAAATAGTCTGTATCGACCATCAAAAAATTCCTTATCTTCTTTCATCTAGTTTAATGCCTGTGCTGCTTTAGCTAAGTTAAGCATTGTTTCAGATTCAAGATGTTTCATCTCAGGGATGTTACGTACTACCTGAGTTTCTAGTGTAGATACTTCCATTTGCTTCTTCTGTAGATCAATCGCTTTCTTCTGTAGATCCAAGATACGCTCTTGTGCATCAGTGTCGTTAGGAACCTTCAGAGCAGCGTCTGCTTGCTTGTTGTAGGCTGAAGCTAATGTTTCTTGTGTCTTAGCCCCTACTAACTCTGTATCTGCTTGTTTAGCTGCCATTTCCATCTGAATTGCTTGCTGTTGCATCTCTTTTTCTTCTGGATTAGGCTGCATCATCTGCTGTACGGCTTGCATCATCTCTTCGCGGTTATTTAAGCTAGAGTTCTCAAATACTGATAACAATAACATATTAAATGCTTGTGATTCAGGAGGTAACATAGACATTAACTGTACAGTCTGTGTTGTCTCTAGCTCTTTAGCCATGATACCCATAGTAGAGTAAGGCGTGAACTGGTAATCTAGTACAGGATAACGCTCTTCATCAAATTGCATCTTGCGATATACTGATTTCTTGATGAAAGGGATCATAAAGTCAGATTGGAAGTTACATAAAGTACGTTTCTGACGTTTAATGGAGGCTGCTTGCATCATAGACATACCAGATGCAGTCCCGTTACGGGCATTTCCTGCCATACTGGTCGCTGAGTCCATAGCGCCTGTCGCCATCTGGATCATACGCTCTAATTCAGCAGATTCTTGGAATGTATGCTGTTGTAACTGTCCAAAATTAAATGGCTGGATGATTGCGCGAGGATCACCGTTAGTTAGGATGGTTTTACCAGCCCGAATGTCTAACTTAGTGCCGCGAGGAATGCGTGTAGCGTCCATAGCCATCATTGGGTGTGTCGTTAGGGCCAAAGCGTCTATACGACCACGTAATTCAGCGTCTAATGCTTTCTGTGGGTTATATCCTTTTTCACATACACCACGACCCCAGAACTTATTAGGTACACGGTCATGCTGATAGGAGATAAACGGACGATCTTTCATTAAGTAGGGATTTTCTTCTGCCCGTAGTACGATGTCATCGTTAGCCAACGTGACTACAGCCTCTACTAACTCGTCTGTGTCGTAATCAAACTCTTCACCTGAATCAGCGTCCTTAGATAAGTAACGCTTTGGGACTAGGCCCCAGTATTCTGTGATCTTAACACGATCATCTTCTGCACCAGCATTCTCTTCTGGATCAAATCCAAAGTCATGTATACCAGTGCTACTTGCTCCTAATGGAACATCACGATAAGTTCCTGCTTCAATGCCCTTGACAACATGGTAACGGGGTTTAATAACCTCCTGCGCCACTCCTAATGCTGAATCAATAGACAAGGCAGCAGGATCAATTATAAATTCTTTTGGAGATACTGCCTCCAGTGGGACTGCCATCCTAATTACTTCGACTACCCTACGCTCTGTAGTTCCGTCTAAGGTTCCTTCTACTTGTGTCTCTACTATGACACGCTCTGTCTTCTCTTCTACGCAGACTTTAGCGATTCCTGTACCGTAGATAGCTCCATTTAAGAATACCTCATTGATGGCCTGTTTAGCGCCATCTAACTCTAGGTCTTCTTGTAGTACCTTACGTAGGTAAGCTATGTCTGAAGGATCTTCATCTAAGACATCATCTCTAATATCAAACCACTTCTCACGACCAAAGGTTGCTTCTTCTAATTCAGATACAGTAGACTCAACCGCTTGCTGTAGAGCAGGGTTAATTAGACGAGAAGATTCAGAGTCACGTAACTTATCAGACTCTGCCCAGATACCACGCCACAGGCGATAGTATTCATCCCATTTCTTTTGGTAGTTCTGATCTCGGTGGTTCTTCCACGTATCCAGACGTTCAGACAACCAAGAGGCTAGTCCTTTAAACTGGTCTTCTTCGTTCATCATAATTTAATATCCTGCTTCTAAATCCATTGGTTCCCACTCTTCTACTTCGATAGAGTTGGTAAAGTCTGCTACTGATACTTGGTCAATGTACGCTAAGGCATCTAGTAGGTCATCATGTACTTGTGAACTAGGGAAAGACATCATTTGATCTTCAAAGTGCTTCCAATCCCTATCTGAATTAAATTTAATCTTGCTGTGTTCCATACGCCCCTGTAGGGCCCATGTGATACGGTCAGTCTTCTTTTTACCACCGTGAGTAACATCAGTGATAACGACCCATCGACCTTGTGTTCTCATTAGGTCTTCTAGATAGGGCATTATTGCATTCTTCAAGGCCCCTGCTTCTACACCTACGGTAGATGCTTCGTTATCTATGGCAGAGTTAAGTATATTCTCTGCGGTCTTCTTTATGTTCCATCTGCCGTGTAGTATGTCTTTTACCCACCACGTATCACCACAGATTTTAACTATTGCTATTGCAGTTTCATCTAGCTTAGATCCAGACTTACCTCTATCTTTAGAAGATTGTTCAAAGCCAGCAGGGTCAACCGAGACAATGTAGTGTCCGTAGTCTGGTTCTTTTGAAGTTTCAAACCATTCATCTTTAAAGATACCACCTGAGAATGATTCAAATGAAGCCTCAAACTCCTGACGGAATGCCTGTGAAGACATAGACCTTCTAGCTACTTCTATCTCTTTAGGGTCTATCAGTGGATTATCAGTAGAGTTAAAACTAAATACTTCCCACTCGTCATCGTCTTGTGCAGTTACGTATAGATCATAGAAATGGTTACGCCCTTCGGGTGTTCCGATAAATAGAGCTTCACCTTTAACGTCAGCTAAGGTAGGTCGGATGATCTGTTCAAATACAGAGGGCTTCATAAAAGCATATTCATCCATCACTACATAGGCCAGACCTACACCTCGTAGAGTATCTGGTCTATCCGAACCCTTCAGGTATATCTTCCTACCATTTATTAGGGTTATTGTAGCGGTATTCTCGTGAGTAGACTTTATCACATCTCTACCCAAATCTTTCAACAGTCCCCATAAGATGTCTTTTGCCTGTTGAAAGGTAGGGGCTATATAGAATATATCCTTGCTTTGTGACTCTAGACCTTTAATCAATAACGTCCACGCTGCAAGGTAACTCTTTCCGAAACGTCTACCACACGCTGCTACTTTAAAACGAGCAGGTGAGTTGAATATCTCCATTTGTGCAGGAGTCAGACTTACCTGTATATCACTCATCTTCTTCTAGAACAGACACTACGATAGCATCGTATGCCTTGTCCTCTTCCTTCTTACTCTTAGCGATAGACTTAGATAGGCTGTGTTCTATAACTTGACCGCCTACGTGTTCTATTGCATCCTGAGCTTGATTACCTAACTGAGCTACAGTGATGTTGATAGCCTGACCACCTTCATGTTTAACTTCAACATCCCTCTTAGGGGGTAGTATTCGATCCAGACACATCTTCAGGCAAGTCGTATCTCCTTCCATAGCCAATTCAATTACTTTATTGACTATATCAGGCCCTCTCTCAGACATTAATTCTCTAGAGAGTTGGGTGTACTTACCGACACTTCCTTTAGGTCTTCCTGCTGGATTTAAAGGAGGCATACCCTTATAGAGTAATGGACTACCTTTATGTTTAGTCTTCTTCTTTCCAGTACGAGGACTTAATTCTTCTGTTGATTTACTCATTAGATGACCTAGATTCTTGACCGCCTAAACGGGGATTCTAATAGTTACAGACATACACTTTAGGTAGTTGCGATTTATCACTTTTAGTGACATAGCTCGACCCGTGTGATACTTACCGTATACTTTTGGAGTTTGGTTATTATATTTATTATTATTGTAAACTCTTAAAGTATTACTCTAAAGCGTCCCTAAGACACTAATGTACTATTATA